GAAGATCACGCGTGATCTGACCCGCAAATTTTTCTGTAGTATAAGCTGCAGAGGGAAACATTACAGGGTCACATCCCCTCACTGAGACGAAGGTGTGTGTGATCGTCCCCATCACATCCTCGCATTGGCGGTCATGATTGATGAAAAATGCCCGCTACCCGATTGGTTAGCCGTTCTCAACTCCCGAACACTTGTACCGCCAACTATACTGTAGGAACCCGGCGATGTTGGAAAACTGTATGAGTTTTCGTGAACGCCGGTTACAGCCGGAGTCGTCCGCGTGAAAACTGGAAAGGCGCCAATGCCATAATAGCCAACGCCGCTTGTGACATTGCCCGCAAACTGAGACAAAAGGTTGTTAGCGAAATATCTCTGGCACTTTATCAGTTCCTCGGTGTAGTCCGGCATCTGCCATGCGGGAGCCACGCCGGTATTCTGCGGGTCAAGGTAGAGTCCGATATTTCTGATATAGAACGTGTTGTTGGTCGTCGCCGCGCCGTTCGTGATGCCGGTCGGTGCTATGAAATTACCCGCCTGCCAGCCCGTGCCGGAAGTCGTGAAGGTCGTGCCAGCGGCAAAGACGAAGGCAACTTCAGCGCCTTTAGTGTTATCTACAGGCCATGTCCCCGTCGTGTCGCCGGGAATGCTGACGGTGAAGGTTGTCCACACATTAGGCGTCGAAACTGTAAAGGGTAGAACGAAAGATCTGTTGCCGGCTGCATTCCTGAACGAAACGCCGAAAGTACCGGCAATATTGCAATAGGTCTCGAAGCGGAGGACGGATGCGAGCGCCAATGACGATCCATAGCTGAAATCCCAAAGCCGCACGCCTTCAATGAGCTGCGTAAACCCCATATAATCGCCAGCCGCCAACGCCTTCCCGGTTGTGGTTGTTATTTGTATCTGCTGCGTCGTATACGCGGTTGACTTCGCCGCAGCAAAACTTATACCGCTCACAAATGCCTGCCATTGATCAACGATATAGGCGCCTGCTGTCGCCGTTCCGCTGATCCCCAATTCCTGGCTGTGCTGCATCGCTGGATTAACAATCCGGTTATAACTCTCAGCCGATGCCGCCACCGCCCCCGTCACCGTATGCGCCGCATTCCACTCGTTCGGCCCCACCTCATTCGGATCACCGGCATCGGTGACCGGCGACACAAACGTATGCGTGACGGAAATCGGCATCACTGCACCATCTGCGGCGGCGCTTGCGGCGGCATCTGCGGCGATGCCATCGGCGGCGCTGGCTGCTGCTGCATCACCTGCGGCTGCGCCGTATACGTCCGCCCATCCGGCGTCGTAATGCTCTTCGGCGCCGTAATCAACTGCGCCAGCTGCCTATTGTTCTCGGTCAGCATCTGCACGATCTGCTGACTATTCTGCGCCATGATCTGGGCGATCTGCTGCATCGCGGCCTGGAAGGCCTGGCTGATCTCGCCGACCGGATCCGGCAGCGTCGCCATCGGATCGTCAGGAATCTCCGGCGGCAACTGCCCGCCCGTGCCATTGACCTTGCTCTTGAGGCTCAGAATCGACTCATTGCGGCGTTCGCGCAGGGCCTGCTGATGCGTCTGTGCCGCCAGCGCGAGCTCCTGCTTATGCCTGGCCTCATTGTGCTGGAGCTCCTGCGCCGCCTTGGCATCGCGGGCCTTGGCATCGGCCTCATCGATCTGCGCCTTGCCCTGCAATTGTGTCTCCACCTTGGCCTGTTCCATCTGTTGAGCCTGCTGTGCCGGATCCGGTGGTGGCGGCTGTTGTGCAGCCTGTTGTGCCTGGGCCTGCATGTCATCGACCGTCTTGTCGATCACATCCTCCATCGGGGCGCCGGCTTTGAAGCCTCTGGTCATGAAGCGCAGTGTCTCGCCCATCAGCGGCAGGAGTTGCGGCATCGCCTGTGCGACCGGCGCCGCCTGCTGAATAAAGCCGCCCATCGCCGTCACGAACTCGACCCTGGCCTCCTTGTCAGCCTGCTCGTCGGGCTGAATGGTCGAGTCGGTCTCAATATCGACCCGGAATGAGCGAAGTTGATCGTTCTTCAACAGCTGAAACGCCTGCTCGAGCTCGGCGATCTTCTCCGGTGTCTGGTTTTCCTGGGTGTTCTGGTTCGTCATCTCCATCAGCACGCCAGGCGAGAACTTGTCGGCCATGATCTCGCAGGCAATGCGGGTGATGTCGCGCGCGAACCTCTGGATGTCCTGTTGCCTGTTGCGCACCCTCACCGAACCGGTCTGCGCCTTGAGCTCCTGCGCGCCGAGAGTCTCGTTCGGGTCCGACGCCCCGCGCATGATGTCCGAGATGCCGGTGATCTGATAGACATCCTGGATCAATTGCTGCCTGAGCTCGACGCAAGCCTGGATGACCGACACCACCATGTCGATCGGCAGGAATATGATGGCCTTGCCGCCGCCCTTCTCCGCAAATGCCGCCCACGATTCGACGCCGATCATCTTGTTTTCGGTGCCGGGAGCCAAGGCGCTCTCGATCGCTGCCGAATCCTCGGCGCCGCGCGGATAGAAGCCTACAACTTTCAGCGAGTCTGTTAGAGAACTGATACGGCGGGTGAGATCATCGATTTCCTCGGCCTGATCCTGATAATATTTGTAATCCGGCACCGGAATCATGCTGTCGGTCGTCATCGTCGCATAGATCGGCTGCGGACACGGCCAGAACCCGGTCAATTGCAGGAACGGCTCGCTCACCTCGAGCGGCTCATCCGAGCTCGGCGTGATGAAATAGACCTTCTGTGTGATCTTATCCCATATCTCCCAGATCGCGTACTTGCCCTCGAGCGCGCGGCGCTCATCCTCGGTCATGGTCGAGGACTTCGGGATGGAATCGGGCGACATCTTCGAGAGCTTGTCGCCGGCGACATTGAAGCGCTTCTTGAGCTCGTCCTTGGCAAACCAACTCCGCTTCGCAACCCAGTTGATCTGGCTCCAGCGCCGTGCCGGCTGATGCAGAAAATCCCGCCAGTGGATGTAATCACAGGCGAGCTCGCCATCGCTGACGAAGCGCAGCCACACCACACCGCGGCCAGGGAGCAGCATGTCGTCACGCGCCGCCTTGATGGTGCCGTCGAGGTCATACTGATCGAACTGGTAGGTACAGGCGCGCTCGAGGATTTCGCTGGCGGTTTTCCCCGCCGGGTCCTTGTCCTTGAAGCGCCGGGCGATCGCCGGCTCGGGCGTCTGCGCGTACACCACCGGCTTCATGACCTCGGTGTTGGCCCACAGCATGGCGAAGGCGCGCTTGCTGGCGATCGAGCTCCCGTCGCCATCGGTGGCACCTTGCTTGCGATACAGCTTGATAATCTTATCGCCGCGCTCAAACCAGGTCTTGAAATAGCGCTCGGCCTGGGCCAGGTTTTTCAACCATTTCCTCTGCTGCGCCTGCTTGTCCTGCGGCGACTCGTCGGCCTTGTCGTCAGCGTCATACATAGCTTACCGGGCTCCACAATGGGCCAGCTTCATAGGCATAGAGCTCAAGCGGCGTCGTCCAGAAGTCGCGATGCGCGGCGATATGGGCGAGGCGCAGATAGAATATCGCGAGCTCGAAATCTCTCAGGCTCATTCGTTCACTGCCGCGAATAACGGCCCAGGATCTTCGGTCAGGCCCTTGGCCTTGACGATGGCGTGCGCTTTCTCGACTGGACCGGCGAGGCAGAGAGCCATGCGGCGCTCGATGTCGGCCATATATTCGGCTTCGCGCTCGATGAGGATGGCCTGGAAACCTTCCAGCCATGCGGCTTCGCCTGTTGTGCCGGTGCCGGCGAAGGGGTCGAGCACGGTCCCGCCCGGTGGCGTCACCAGCCGGCAGAGGTAGCGCATGAGATCGACCGGCTTGACGGTCGGATGCTTGGAACCGATGCGGTCGTCGCTGTCGGCCTTGGCTGTATAGAAGAAACGGGAAGCGGAGCCGGAGTCGCCGCGAGGTTCGGCACCGTCGCGCGTCTCGCCAAAATCACCATAGGCATTGAGCGTTCGGTGTGAGCGCTCGGCCCCGGTTACTGCACGCTGCTGTCCCGGCGCGTCAGGAAACGCCCCCACCACTTCCTCGCTTCCGTCGTGGATGACATTGGCGGGCCAGCGGCCTTGCGTGGTCTCGATTACCTCAACGTCTTGCCGCGCGAATTGCCCATAAACAGGATTGGCCTTGCGCCCAAGCCCGCCTGTCATCGACAGGCGGGCTTCACCTGCTCCAACCCTGCATCCATCAATATTGATCGCCCCGGTGCCATGCGTCAGGACATTGGCGGCTACCGTGCCGATCAGCGGCTTGCGCGCCAGGACGATGGGCTCGAACGCAGGCTTGAGCGCCGTGCCCCAGCCTTGCCATTTGATGGCGTCTTCCGTGATTGGATCGCCCTTGTCCGTACGCTCGTATTCGGTGCCCTTGGCCACTTGGGTTTCGATTGTGACGGCGCCCGCGCGCCCGCGCCAATACCCCTCCGTCTTGTCAATCCCCTTGCTGACATCGTGCGACTTCGGAAAGCCCGACCCGTAAATCCACGCCGTCATGTCGCGGATCTCAAAGCCCGCATCCTCTATGGCGACCGCAAGCCGGTGATAGGTGCGTGTGCCGGAGAAGGCCAGGACATGCCCGCCCGGCTTTACAACCCGCAGCACCTCGGCCCAGAACTCGACGGTAAATGCCGTCGCGCCGTTATCCCAAGACTTGCCCATGAAGGCCAGGGCATAGGGCGGATCGCAGACAACGGAGTCGATGCTACTGGAATCGAATCCAGCCAGAACCTCGCGGCTATCGCCAAGATGAACGCGGACCTTGCCGCCCAGGAATATACGGGAGCTCATCCCTATATTCTGTCCGGTCTGTCAGGCTCGCGCAACTTCCACGCCTCATTGAGCGTCATCTCGTAGATTGTCCGGCCCTGCGGCTTGGGCGGCGGCGGCGCCGCCTTGAGCTCGCGCCATGCCATGGCGAGATACCTGAACGCATCGGCGAAGTGCGAGCTCCAGTCATGCTCGGGGATGTTCTTGAAGACCTTGCGCTCCTCATCCCAGGCGGCGCGATACTGGCGCAGCGCCTCGAGCCCATCGGCGCATCCCACCTCATCGAACCAGCAGATCGGCAGCGTCGTTCTCGCCGCGGCGATGCCGTCATCGACCTTGTGGTCGGGCACCAGCACCGGATTGCGCCCCAGCCGGGCCAGCGTCTCGATGCGGGTGCGCCCGGTGCCGAGCTCCTTCACTTTGGCATCGTGCGGGACGTAGTCGCGGCCCCAGCGGCTCTTGAGACCCATGCTGTCGAGGCGTTCGACCATGTCCGGGATGACTTCGTCATGAGCTCCCTGGACTGCGGCGAGGACGCGAATCTCGTTGCCGATCACCTGCCAGGCCCAGATCGCCATGTTGGTGCCCTTGCCGAGATCCCAAGCGGTGTGGACGGGCACCATCCGGTCGATGGGGACGATGCCGATACGGCGCTGATCACGGGCGATCGACAGCTCGGCGGCGTAGAAAGCGCCGAGGACCGCGGCCTCGAAGCTGCAGAGGTATTCCTGTTCGTAGAGGGCGCGGCCCTGGTCGGCGCCGAACTGCGCCATGTATTCCCGGCGCTCTAGCTCGAGCTGGGCGGGGGTGAAGACCCCGGTGGCGGTGGCGGGCAGCACCTCGGAGAACC